CTGGATGGATCATCTTGGTGCTGGTACTAACTGGGGAACAGACCTTGATGCGTCAAATGCCGTTATTTTGAACGGAACCGATGCAACTGGATCAGATGAAGGTGATAACATCATTGATGAAACTGATGGAGAAAACATCATCTTGAATACAAATGCTGGTTCGTTTACTGCTGTAGACGCTCCAACACTTGACTCTCTTACAGGCGGTACAGACGATTATGCTGTGACAGCTGGTGAAAAGAGACTTGCATATGACTTGTTCGCAAATGCTGAACTCCATGACATTAACTTTGTTCTTGCTGGACCTGCTGTTACAGAATCAGGAAGTTCATTTGGTGTAGCCGGTGATGAGTTCGACACTCACGGTACAATGATTACTGATCTTGTTGAACTTCGTAAAGATTGCGTAGCGTTTATTTCTCCTGCTCGTCAGGCGGTTGTTAACGTTCAAAGTTCAAACACACAAACAACAAACGTCAAAAATTCTTTTGACACTCTACCGTCATCTTCTTATGTGGTGTATGACAGTGGATACAAGTACATGTATGACAAATACAATGATGTGTATCGTTATGTTCCGCTTAATGGTGATATTGCTGGTCTTTGTGCAAACACAGACAGAGTTGCTGATCCGTGGTTCTCGCCAGGTGGTTATAACCGTGGTAACATTCGTGGTGCAATTAAACTTGCATTTAATCCACAACAGGCAGAAAGAGATATTCTCTACAAGGCTCGGATCAACCCAGTAGTTGACTTCCCCGGCCAAGGCGTGGTTCTCTTTGGTGACAAAACTGCTCTCACAAAACCAAGTGCATTTGACCGCATTAACGTGCGCCGTTTGTTCCTTGTTCTTGAGAAGGCAATTGCTACTGCTGCTAAATTCCAACTCTTTGAGTTCAACGATGAGTTTACACGGGCACAGTTCCGTAATTTGGTTGAACCCTTCTTGCGGGATGTGCAGGGTCGTAGAGGTATTACTGATTTCCAAGTTGTTGCTGATGGCACAAACAACAGTGGCGAAGTCATTGACCGAAACGAATTTATTGCAGATATCTATATTAAACCAGCACGATCAATCAACTTCATTACGCTTAACTTTGTTGCGGTTCGCACAGGTGTTGAGTTCTCTGAAGTTGTTGGCAAATTTTAGGAGGTAACGTAAAATGGTTGGAACAATAGACGAATTTAGAGCCCAACTAATTGGTGGCGGTGCCAGAGCCAACCAATTTAAAGTTGAGATCAATAATCCTAGAAATGCTGGAAACCCCGGCATTGATTTGAGGAATGCAGCATTTCTGTGTAGTGCAACAACTCTGCCGGGAATGTCGGTTGAAGAAATTGAAGTTCCGTTCCGTGGAAGAACTATTCGGATTGCGGGCGACAGAGACTTTGCCGATCCTTGGACAGCTACATTCCTTAACGATACGGACTTTAGAATTCGTAATGGTATGGAAAGATGGCAGAATGCAATTAATGATTTGGCCAGTGGTCGAGGAGTTAATAATACATTAGACTACTGTGCTGATTTAACAGTATCTCAACTTGATAGAGATGATAAAGTTATTAAGGTATACAAGTTTGTCAACGCATGGCCACAGGCTATTGCAGCGATTGATTTGTCATCTGCATCTGCAACAGAAATTGAGAGTTTTGAAGTTACATTCAGATATCAACATTTCCTAGCTAGTGATGTTAATAGTGGTGGTGAATTTGCAGTTGAAGTCAGTCTCTCGATTTAATTGACTTTATAAACCTACTAAATAAAGGAGTAGGGAGATATGAGATATTATGGCTGAACTTTTCGGATTTACAATTAATCGTTCTAAAAAGGATACGGGTGGTGAGCAAGTTTTCACCACCCCAACTCCTGATGACGGCGCTATAGACGTTGCTGGAGGCGGTTTCTTTGGCCAAATTTTAGACACGGATGGGCGAGAGAAAACAGAACTAGACCTCATTCGTAGGTATAGAGATATTGCACAACAACCAGAGTGTGATAGCGCAATTGAAGATATCATCAATGAAGCAATTACTGCTGACCAAGTTTCCCAATCAGTTACGTTGAGAACTGATAGACTACCTTATTCAGATAAAATCAAAAGAGAAATGAGAAAAGAGTTCAATAAGATATTGTCTCTTTTGGAATTTGAGCAAAAAGGTCATGACATACTTAGACGTTGGTATGTTGATGGTCGTATTTTTTATCATAAGGTAATCGACACTAAAAATCCTAGAAAGGGTATTGTTGATTTAAGGTACATTGACTGTACTAAAATTAAGAAGGCTCGACAAGTTAAGAAAGATAAAGACGTTAAAACTGGCGTGGATATGATTACGAAGATTGATGAGTATTATATCTACAACGAAAAAGGTCTTTTCTCTGCTGGATACGGTGGAGCAAATCAAGGTTTAAAAATTGCAGCAGATTCTATTGCATATTGTCCGTCTGGTGTAATTGATCAGAATGGTGGAAAGGTTCTGTCTTATTTGCATAAGGCAATCAAACCTGTCAATCAGTTAAGGATGATTGAAGATGCAGTAGTTATCTATCGCATTTCAAGGGCCCCAGAACGTAGGATTTTCTACATTGATGTTGGTAATTTGCCTAAGGTGAAAGCGGAACAGTATCTAAAAGATGTTATGAACCGTTACCGTAACAAATTAGTTTATGATGCTAGCACTGGAGAAATCCGTGATGACCGTAATCATATGTCAATGTTGGAAGATTTTTGGTTACCTCGCCGTGAAGGTGGACGGGGAACAGAGATTACTACTCTCGCTGGTGGTTCAAATCTAGGAGAGATTGACGATATTGAATATTTCAGACAGAAACTATATCGCTCCCTTAACGTTCCTATCTCAAGACTTGAATCAGAAAATTCTTTTAGTCTTGGCCGGGCAAATGAAATCACACGGGATGAATTAAAGTTTACTAAGTTCATTCAGAAAATTAGAAAGAAATTTACACCACTCTTCACTGACCTTTTGAAGACGCAACTTATATTGAAAGGTGTTATCTCATTAGAAGATTGGGATACTATGAAAGAACACATTCAATATGACTTCTTGAAAGATGGTCACTTTGCAGAGTTGAAGGAAGCAGAGCTTCTTAATGATCGTATTCAAACACTCGATTCAATTCAATCATATATTGGAACATTCTTCAGTAAGGAATATGTCCTTAAACATGTATTACGAATGAATGATACAGAGGTTGATGAGATGAGAGATCAGATTGCTCGTGAAATGGAGATGGACCCAATGGATGGTGGTATAACTATCCCAGTTGGTGGCGATGGTGTTACTCGTTATCCAGAAGTTGGTGGAGCGCCTATTCCTGCTGATGATTATAGTAAGTTCTCAGGTGAAGAAGACCCAGAGGATGAGTTAAAGGCAGCACAAGCAGATCAAGCAAAATCAGATGCAAAGTTAAAAGATGCTGATGCAGCTGAAAAGAAAAACGGAAATGGAGATAAATAATGAGTAGAGAAATTGTAGACGCATTATCAAATGGCGATAATATTGGAGCAGAGAGTAACTTTAATGATGCATTGTCACAAAAAGTTGGTGATGCACTGGAAGTTCGCAGAAAAGAAATTGCAACCACATTTGTCAAAACAATGAGTGGAGAAAATGAAAAGAATTGAGGAAATCTATGAATCTACAGTTGTAGAGAAGGATGAACACAGGAAATCCAAATTGTATAAGAAGCTTTCGCCTAAGTTTAAAGACGCTGTAGACGATATTTTTACACAAATGGACGCTAAACCTTCAGATTTCCTAAATACTTTTGAGAAAACTATTTCTGATATCTCAAAGAAATATAGAGTTCCAGAGAAAGAACTTATGAGATATTTTGAAAAAGAAATGTTATCGATTTAAGGAGTTAGAGAATGGCCATTGTTACAAGAACACTCAGAGATACTGCCGTTAATGCACCCGGCGCTGGTGGAACAGTTACAATTAAAGTTGATATCGAAGATGATGCAGCTGCAAATACCGCTATTTTAGATGCAAGTGGATTAGATGGCCATGCGAACGGTGCAAAACTACACATCGCCAGACTTTGGTGGGCATTGACTCAAGGTAGTGCTGATGATGATACTGGCCATGTTGAAATTCAAGAAGTATCTTCTGGAACAGATATTGTTCAGATTAGACTTGCCGGAACTGGACACTATGATGGTTCTGCTGGCGTTATTCCTGGCACTGCGGCAAATACAACAGTAACTTCTGGTGACCATGAAATAACTACTTTTGGTACATCTGGGTTTGTTATAATCGAATTCAAAAAAGATGAAAACTATACTACATAGGGGATATGAGATGCAGACCGTAAAATTATTTTCAGAAGCCGTAGAAGAAGTAGAGTATATCACCGAAGCAAAAGAAGATGGTGGTAAGACCTACAAGATCAAAGGCATATTCATGCAGGCTGACGTTAAAAACCGTAACGGCCGTGTGTATCCTATGGAAGTGCTACAGAAAGAAGTTTCAAAGTATAATAAGAATTTTATCAGAGAGAGTCGTGCATTTGGTGAACTGGGCCATCCAGACGGGCCAACCGTCAATTTGGAAAGAGTGTCCCACATGATTACTTCTCTGACTCCTGATGGTAAAAATTTCATTGGTGAGGCAAAGATTATGGCCACACCGATGGGAGAAATTGTTAAGAACCTTATGGATGAGGGTGCCAAGTTAGGCGTTTCATCTAGGGGCATGGGAAGTTTGGATCAGAGGAATGGTGCAAACTATGTGAGAGATGATTTTTACCTAGCAACAGCTGCTGATATTGTAGCAGACCCTTCCGCACCCAACGCTTTTGTTGAGGGTATTATGGAGGGTAAAGAGTGGGTTTGGAACCAAGGCGCATTGGTCGAAGCTCATGTTGCAGAGTTAAAAACAAAGTTTGATGTTAAAAAGCGTCATAGACAGGCGAACGTTGAGGCGTTAGAGTTCGCTAAATTCCTCAAAATGTTATAAAGTATAAATAATATAATTGCAATAAAGGAGACATTCCATGTCCGAATTAGAAAAAACTATTGAGGAACTTGAAGCTGAGGTATTGGCAGAACTTGAAGAAGCCAGTCAGCCCGATGATTCGGGTGGGAAAGCTGATGGTCCGAAAAAAGTAAAAGATGGGGTCAATAAAGAAGAAGACCTTGGTGGTGCTACACCCGAAGCTAAGGTTGAGGCTGGTGCTGATGAAGATCGTGATGAAAAAGCGATTGGTAAGAAAGCAGCTGCTTCTGCTAAAGAAGTTGGTGGTGACGAGCAACAGAAATCTGAAGGTAAACCTCAGAAGATGGTTAAGGGCGCCGGTAAACCTGATGGTACACCAACCCCTAACAAATCACAGGCTATGGCCGCTGGGTACGAACCCGAAGGTGAAGAAGTTCTGGGAGAAGCAAAAATGACAAAAGCTCAAGCACTTGAGCAAATTGGTAAGATGAAGAAGTCAGACATTGAAGAAATGCTTGCTTCTCATTCATCCAAACTTGCTGAAGCTGATAATGCAAAGTCCGAAGAGGAACTTTCTAAACTTCAGGCCGAGAAAGAAGCTATCGAAGAGAAAATCAAGTCAATCAACGTCAAGGAAGATGTTGACGCACTGGTTGCTGGTGAAGACCTCTCCGAAGAGTTCAAAAACAAAGCAGCGACAATCTTTGAGGCCGCTGTTAAATCAAAAATCCGTAGTGAAGTTGTGCGAATGGAAGAAGACTATGCAGTTTCTCTTGAGGAAGCTACAGAGACACTTAAAGAAGAGTTGTCAGCTAAAGTTGATGACTATCTTGGTTATGTTGTTGAAGAGTGGATGAAAGAAAACGAACTGGCGGTTGAGCGTGGTCTAAAGGGTGAAATCGCAGAGGACTTTATCAGTGGTCTTAAACAGTTGTTTGAAGATCATTATATCGATGTTCCTGATGAAAAGTATGACGTTCTGGAAGCTCAGTCTGAAAAGATTGCTGATCTAGAAGAAAAACTCAACGGTATGATTGAAGAAAACGTTGAGAAGAAAAAAGTGGTTGAATCTCTTACGAGAGAACAGATTACCAGCGAAGTTAGTCATGACCTTGCTGCTACTGAAGTAGAGAAGTTCAAGTCGCTTACAGAGGATGTTGATTTTGTTACTGAAGAGTCCTTCAGAGCAAAACTCGATACCTTGAAAGAAAGTTATTTCCCGACTACTGGGGAACAGCAATCTTTTCTAATTGATGATGATGGTAGTGAACCTGCACAGGACATTGATACGACTGATAGCATTCGTGCTTACATGTCGGCGATCAGTCGCTCGAAAAGTGCATAATTTATAAATAACTGTAGAAAATACAATAAGGAGAAACTCAAATGTTTCAGACAGAACATCTACAAGAAAAGTGGCAGCCAGTCCTAGAACACCCCGATCTTCCTAAGATTGAGGATTCCTATCGCCGTGCGGTCACAACTGTTATCTTGGAAAACCAAGAAAAAGCCATGAAAGAAGACGCAAGTTTCCTTTCGGAAGCTGCGCCTACTAACTCCACTGGTGGTTCCATTTCTAATTGGGACCCAATTTTGATCTCGCTCGTTCGCCGTGCCATGCCCAATCTAATTGCGTATGACATTTGCGGTGTTCAGCCGATGACTGGTCCTACGGGTCTGATCTTCGCAATGCGTGCTTCGTTCCTGTCTTCGGATGGTGCTGAAGCTCTCGTTGATGAAGCAATGCCTGGTCAGCAAGGTGCTTCTAACCAGAACGCCGCCGGTACAACTGGTGGTGGCGATGTTGGTGCCACAGAAACAAACCCTGCCGTTCTTAACGACAGTCCTTCTGCTGGTACTTACACAAGTGCAACTGGTCAGACAACTGCTCAAGGTGAGGCGTTGGGTGATACATCCACAAACGCATTCGCTGAGATGGCATTCTCCATCGACAAGTCAACGGTTACTGCCGTTACCCGTGCTCTGAAGGCCGAGTACACGATGGAACTTGCTCAAGACCTCAAAGCGATCCACGGTTTGGACGCTGAGACAGAACTTGCGAACATTCTTAGTTCGGAAATTCTTGCTGAAATCAACCGTGAAGTTGTTCGCCGTGTTTATGTTGCTGCTGTTAAAGGCGCACAGGTTAATACGACAACTGCTGGTATCTTTGATCTCGACACTGACTCTAATGGTCGTTGGTCGGTTGAGAAGTTCAAGGGTTTGATGTTCGGTATCGAACGTGACGCCAATGCGATTGGTCAACAGACTCGCCGTGGTAAAGGTAACATGCTGATGTGTTCTGCTGACGTTGCGTCTGCATTGCAAATGGCTGGTATCCTTGATTACACGCCTGCTCTTAACAACGCACTAAACATTGATGACACAACGACAACTTTCGCTGGTGTTCTTAATGGTCGTTATAAGGTCTATGTTGATCCGTATGCTGCCAACGTTGCTGCAAGTCAGTACTACGTTGTCGGATATAAGGGTTCTTCGCCTTATGACGCTGGTATGTTCTACTGCCCATACGTTCCTCTTCAGATGGTTCGTGCGGTTGGTGAGAATACGTTCCAACCTAAAATCGGGTTCAAGACTCGTTACGGGATGGCTGCTAACCCATTCGCTCAGACTGCTGGTGCAGTTGCTGCGGGTGACACACAGAACACTGATTCATCTATTGATGACGGTGCTAACGTTTACTATCGCCGGGTCAAAGTTACAAACCTTATGTAAAAATAAGAAACTTGACTACAAACTTAGAGGGTGCTTCGGCACCCTCTTTTTTTTGTTATAAATAGATATATGAGCCAAGGACCATTATCAAGACAACCAGATAAGTTAGACTACGCAAGTCCGACTCAATTTAGGTTTATTATTAATCAACTTCCTAAAGTTGAATACTTCACTACGGCTTGCAATGTGCCAGCAATTGGGACAGCAAATACAGAAATGGCAACACCCTTTAAGAATATTCCTATAATGGGTGATGTAACTGAATTTGAAGATTTTACTCTTTCATTCATCGTTGATGAGTATTTGGAAAATTATCTTTCAATTTACAATTGGATTACTGGACAAGGATTTCCAGAAAGTAGGCAACAGTTTAAAGATTTTAGAGATAACACATCAGAAACAAGTGACCTAAATACTACTAGAGGGGCAAATACTGGTGACAAGTCAATGTATTCCGATGCAACACTGACAATACTGAGCAATAAGAATAACCCAATCGTTGAAGTTAGATTTAGAGATATGTTTCCAATTTCACTTGGAGAACTTACTTATGATCAGTCAGCTGACGATGTAAATGTTCTAAATGTCGCAGTAACCTTTAAATACCAACAGTATACTATAGAAACTTTATGATGGAGAGTAAATGGATAAGTTAAGTGAATTGCAGGCGGAAGCCAAAGAAGACCTTATTATATTAGATGATGAAGACCTACACCAACAATCCTATAAAAATCAAATCATCAAACCTAAATGGTTAGACTATAAGTCTAAGTACCGTTTGTTTACGTTTCAATTAAAGGCTGATCACAAGAGATTGTATCGCCAGAAATGGGAGTACTATGGTGGTAAATCTGATGCTAAAATTTATGCTGCTAAACCTTTTGATCTCAAAGTTTTAAAAACAGATTTAGGAGTTTACATAAATTCTGATGATGATATCATTGACATAGAATTAAAAATTGAGTACTACGAAACACTGGTTCAATTTATTGAAGGTGTTATCAAGTCAATCGACAATCGCAGTTGGGATATCAAACATGCTCAAGATTGGAAGAAGTTTGTGGCTGGTGGATTTTAATGAAAAATTGGATTGGACATTATAAAAATATTATAGATGATGCTGGATGCAAATCTATAATGAATTATCCTTGGGATTGGAACGCTTCAACTTATTCAAATAACAAAGGTGTTGTTAATAATAGCGAAGAACGAGTTAGAATGGATGAATGTTGGTGTTCTGATACACATAAACCATATCCATTACTAAAAAATTCTGTCATTGAAGTTATGAACATATATGCAAAAGAACATGACAGATTTTCTTGTGTTCATCATACAGATTTTAGATTAAATCGTTACGGTGTTGATGGATTCATGTCGCCCCATTGTGATAATATTCATCATTCTCATGGACAAACATATGGATATCCTCAAGCAACAGTTTTGTTTTTCTTAAATGATGATTATGAAGGGGGGGATTTTTATGTCGCAGAAGAAAAATATACTCCTGAGGCTGGTTCTGCATTAATTTTCCCGTCAAACTTTATGTTTCCACATGAAGTGAAAAAAGTAACAAAAGGCGAAAGGTGGAGTATAGTGACATGGTTGATGTAAAAGTTAGTATAGATGAGTTTACAGCATTTCCTACAATGGTTTATAAATTTACTGCTGATTTAGGAAGTGATACACATGCACATATGTCAGCATATATTAAGACTAAAGATGATATGCAGACAGAAGATGATCTTTATAAAATATCTTCTTTCAAACCCCTAGTAGAAACAGTTTATCATACTACAAAAGATATTTTAACTAAATTAGAATATGAGTATGATAAACTTGAAATGACAAGTATGTGGGGAAATCATATGAGTAAGGGAATGTCACACCCACCACATACACATTCAAATAATTTATGGTCTGGTGTTTATTATGTTGAAGCTTCTAAAGGATCATCTCCAATTCAGTTTTTTGATCCTAGACCGCAAGCAAATTTGTTACAACCAAAAAATAAACCTAACTGGAAAAATTCTAGTATGATACAATTTGATGCTGAAGTTGGAACTGGTATAATTTTTCCATCTTGGTTGCAACATTGGGTTCCACCTACATCAACTGAACGTACCAGTGTTTCTTGGAATATGATTCTTAGAGGCGATTATGGTTCCCGTAAAGATTATCAATATGCTAATATCTAAGAAAGATGAAGTTTATATAAAACTTGATAATATTGAACCGTCAATAGCGGCCGAATTGAATGATTTTTTTACCTTCGAAGTACCAGGCGCAAAATATATGCCAGCAGTTCGTAATCGTATGTGGGATGGTAAAATTCGTTTATATAATATAATGAACGGTGAAATTTATATGGGACTTTTACCATATATAGAAGAATATTTAAAAAACAATG